GAAACCTTGGCCGCCGGAGATTTTATCATCGGGGTCAAACATATCCTGGCTTGCGTATGTGTGGTTGGTACAAACCAAGCCCACGTTGTAGCTACCAAACATGTTCACACAGTTACGCACCAAGGCGGTGAGAGCTTTGGGTTTACGTCCTAGATCACCCTTCATTTCGCCTGCTTCAAACTGGTTAACGTCTGTTGGTGTTAGCAGCATACCCAATGAGTCAATAACAAATAACACCTTCGGGCGTTCACCGTCTGGCAGTGCTTTGTAGTCGCTCATGAATGTAGAAATTGTTTTAGCAACGTCATCGATCATTGCCATGCTCAATTTAAGCAACTTGCTGTCACTTGTGTCAACGCCAAGTGCCTTGAGCCAGCCTTCGTCAAGAGCATTTTCACTGTCAATCAGCACCACAAAGATGCCTTGCTCTTGTGCGTGTTTGATAATGTTGCCTGAACAGATGTATGATTTACCTGCACCCGAATCACCAGCAAACACAGTGACTTTGCCCAAGGGAATGCCTCGGTTAAAATCGCCACTAATCAAATAGTTTAAAGCATAGTTGCCTGTGCTGATCCAGTCTGTGGGGTCATTGAAACCAATCGACAGTCCGTCAATTGATTTTGTGATTTCCTTGCGGAACTTTGATACGTCAAATGGTTTAGCCATAGTTGTTTTTCCTTTAGATAAGTTTGTAAAGATCTTTAAAAATTTTCTTGCTGTCAATGCCTCTGCGCTGGTCTAGTTTTGCAATTTTTGTCAAAGACTGTTCCAGTGTTTTGTCAAATGGTTGTTGGATATACCTTAGTAGATTTGTATAACTGTCCTCTAATAGATATCCTGGGTGTTGCTCAATACGATCAACCAGCACAGCTTCTAAAGATTTTAGCACAGTGTTGGGCAGATGTCTAATGTTTAGGTGCAGTGGAGTTAACAATGCACCAATTACAAAGCTGTTGGGATGGAATCCTTGTGCCCGAAAAAAATCTACGCAATCAAACAAGCTTTTGTAATTAAGCAAGAACCACAGCATGTTGAAAGAAATCTTGTGATCGAGCTGTTTGATTCGAGAAAGATTGTCTAAAAAGTCCTGCCAGCGGCCACCATAGCGAATGTATTCAAACTCGTTGTCCATGGTCTCTACACTCACTGTCCAGTGGACGTTTTTAAACTCACAGATCAAGTCAAATACCTTGGTATCCACTTTGCTGAGATTGGTGTTTATCCTTAAATTCACATCCGGATTGGTTTGTTGTAATCGCCCCAGTAGTTCTAAGTTTTCTTTCATCAGTAAAGGTTCACCACCGGCTAGATACACATGTTTCAGCTGCGGGGCGTGATCAAAAATGTATTTTTTGAAATTTTCTTTTTGAGTGTTGTCAGGAGTAATTGCAAAAACTTTGAGTTCGCTGGCCCATTGACTGCTGTATTCTGGACTACAGTAAACACAGGCAAAATTACACAGATTGCTCCAACGAACATCAATGGCATTGAGTTCATGGTTGCCTGGGCGATATACATCCAACGGTATTCGTTTTAACTCTTTGATATAAAAAATCCTATCGCTGACAATGTTGTGCTTTTGTTTGCTGCCTTCTAACTCGTAACAAGGATAACAATTAGATCCTGGCTGGTCTTGCAACATACTTTGTTGCGTGTCAGCATTAACAGCACCATGCAAAATTTCTTCTATACTGTTGTTTTTAACATTGCCAATAGGGCCGGCGCTGCGAATACAATTCTTTACTGTACCGTCAAAGTTGTACATCAGTCCCGCCCACGGCATGGGACAAAAACATTTGTTGGTCAGTACTTGTTTAGCTGTGATCATGGTCCCAAACTTATATCAGGTATGCGCAAATTATTTTTGGCTGCTAGATCAAAAATTTCATGCAGAGTTGCAGCCCAAACATCAACGTTGGCAGCCGGCGGAACTGTTTTGTCAGGGCTTGTGGCAATGTTGCCTGGTCTCACAATTGTTAGTTTGATTCCCAACTGCCGATTTCTTATTTGTTGCACAGCTTCTTCTAACGCAACCTTCTGTACTCGATACTGGTCCATGTCAAGTCCTGGTAGAACACTGACTGGACTCTGTGTCATCATGGTAGAAATTACCACAATGTGTTTGCGAGTTCCTTGCCAACGTTGGGCCATTTCAAACAACAGTTCGGTCTGTGCATAACCTGCTTGCGCATTGTTCACAAAAACATCACAAGGTTCAATTTGATCACAGATTTTTAGAACATTTCTTATGTTCCATCCTTCTCGCTTGCTTAATCCCACAATGTCATGGCCTTGATTGGTATACAATCGTGCCAGTGCTTGGCCTATGCCTGCGGTGTGTCCGGTGATTGCAATTTTCATTTAAAATAATCCCACAAGCGAATGTTCCTTAGCTTATCTTGCTGTGCAGTAAACATCTGTAGTTCAACTGTGTTGTCCTGTTCAGTGGCCACAATTGATTTCAACAAATTGGGCACATCTGCCGTTCTTGTTAGATGGTTGCTGTATTTTACACTCAACACATTAGGGCGTTCTAGCAGTGCCCAGCTGTGTTTTAGTTTATGGTGTTCTACATACTGAAAAATATTTTTGAGATCGCCAATATTCAACGCACTCACAGTGGTCCAGGTATTAAGGTCCACACCCATGGATTGGTACTTCAACAAATTCTGTTCAAACTCGTTGAATTTTATAGGCCAGCGAACATAGTCATGTATTCGACCAATGCCGTCAAGGCTTGCTGTGATGGTGACATTGACACCTTTTTCTAACAATTGGTCAAGTTCAGTGATCACAGTGCTGCAATTGGTGTTGATTCTAATACTGCAAACTGTGTCCGGTAAGTTAGCCAACAAGTGTCGATAATTTTTACTAGCACTGGGTTCGCCACCATTGACGTCAAGATGCACCACTCTGTTCAATGGCAAGTTCCAAAATTGGTCAGCATTGTTGATTTTGATATAATCTCGCTGATGCAAGCTTCCTATCTTTGTACTCAATGTTTCATTGCAGGTTTGGCAGGCGCTGTTGCAAACGTTGTCTAGTACCCCGCCCACTGTGAGATAGTCCAGCTGGCTTTGATTCTTGTGAAACGCAATAGAATTTAATCGTATGCTGGTTTGATTCAGTTGCTCAGTTTGTTGGCATCTGATACATTCTTGTGGCCATTGGTCTTGTGAAAATTGTTGTTTTATTTGTGCCAACCATTCACTGTTGTCCATACTGTCAATAGAATCAAACTCTGGATTGTTGGTCATGTGACCGCAGCGACTGAGTTTACCGCTGGGATTCAATCTAACAAAGTGATCAAGCCGTGGGCAATACATGGGCTGCAATATCAGGAAAATTTGTTCGAAAATACTCTACCAGCGCAGACCATGTCATGGACTGACCAGCAAGGTTTAACAGTATTTGATCTACATGCCACAAAAATTCTGCATCCTTGTTGTTGTCTAATAATTGTTGTACAAACGCTTGAGTTGGCGGAACAACTTTGGCTCGATCTCTAATAGATGTAATAGAGCCAAACGTTGAAAAATTTCTAAATCGTAATTCAGCATCAGGTCGTAAAAATCTGCTGAGATTTTGAATCCAATAAAACTGCGGAAGATAGTGTCTGTTGAGAAACTGATAGCGTTTGGCAAACCAAAACGCTGTGTTGTAATCTAGTTCAGGATAGTCTTTGGTGATGTGCTGTAGATAAGTGTTGACCCCGCTGACATATCTAGCACGAGGATTTCTTATGTAAACATCAACAAATTCTAATTGCTGAATTTGCTCATTGCGAAGCAAAGCATATCCATGATGCTTTGCTTCTCTTTTTAAACTACTGTTTCCGTTTTTGTAAATGAGGTAAACCCATTGATTGTGAAGTGGCATTTCTACCACTTCACAATTGTCTGGAAACAATTCTGTGTCCAGAATTCCTAACATTTACTTGGTTTGTCGGGCTCGGATCATTGCCAAGATGTCTTGGGCATTACCAGATGGCTTGGCAGTCTGCACAGGTGCGGATGCTGCCGGTACGTCATCCGCATCAAACGGAGGATCCTCGTCGATCACAGCAGGTTTAGCAACTGTCTTGCTTACAGGTTGAGCATTGCCGGGGCCATCTACTGCATGTTCAGCTTCCTTGGCGCCAGCAGGTGCTTGAATACCAGCAGGACGGAAATATTGACCCCAACGCTCAGTGTCGTAAGGTTGTCCGTCTACACTTGCTTCGAACATTTCTTTGATCACACGCAGTTCGACTTCGCCGGGCTTCTTAGGTAAAAAGCTGCTCAAATCATACAAGCTGTGTTTTTCAATTGCTGCTTGTTCAGCTTCTGTGAGCGGGCTTTCTTTACGTGCCCACTTTGAAGTGTTGTAGTCAGCAAAACCGCCTTTGCTGGTCTTGCTAACACGGAAGTCCAAACCACGCAGGTAGTCTGTTGGCAATTCTTCCAGTTCAGGATCCATTAGCGCACCTTTGATAGTGGTAAAGATCTGAGGGCCAATAATGAATCTGCGAATCGGATTTTCTGGAGTCTTGTCATCACTCAAGGGGTTTTCACGAACAAACCCTTGGAAGATGTAGCTGCGCTTTTTCCAGTACTTGCGACCCATGTCTTCAAGACTCTTGTCCTTGAACCAAGTACGAACTTCTGCTAGGATTGGACAAGCATCGCCCCACATTTCTACGCAAGGTACTTGGACCATGACCTGCTTGCTTTCCATATCTCCTTTGATGCCGTTGAAAGGCAATCGAATCATTGCACGTTCGGCCCAGAAAAAAGTGTTTTTAGAGTTACCATCTGGTAGGAATCGAATTGTGGCGCTTTGGCCTTCTTCCATGTTCCAGTGTGGGTAAATGGAGTTGTCTCCACCGGTGGATTGCCCACCTTGTTTTTGTTCAGCTGCCTGTAGACGTGCTCGAATTTCTGATAAAGATGCCATAGTAATTTCTCCTTGTTAAGTTGCCTATGTGTGTTGCCTATCTAACGAATTAGATTTTTAGTTGCCTGTGACTCGCAAGCACTTGCAAACACTATGTAGTATAAGCTAATGTTTGCTTGCTGTCAATGTTATTTAGCAGCGTTAGGCAAAACTTAATTTTTTTGTTTTTGACTTACAAATCGTTGCCAAGCTTTAGCAGCAGTGTCGTTGACTAAGCCAATGGGTGCCGTATGTGGCCAGGGTGCCTGATCTTTGATGCCAAGCTGATCAAAAAATCCAAAACTAGCCAGGTGGCGGTAATTGTATTCTATCTGCTGGTGTTGTGTCTCGTACACCTCTTGCCATTGCTCTGTAGTCATATGCGAAAAACGATCTAGCATTGCTAACAATGTTTCTAGCCGAGATCGAGAATCCCAAACACTGTCAAAGTTGTAATTAAAACATGAATATAGCTCAAACCCAAAAGTTTGATTTATCATTTTATGATAATTGGGCGGTGCCACTGCTACCCATAATCGTCGATTGGCTATAGCATACAAAAATTTTTCTGTGGGGAACGGTACCAGGGTGTCTAACGATATAGTTTCTGATACTAGGTTCAAAAAACAATCTTGTATTATTGGAGACAACACAGCAAAATTTTTGTCATGGTCCAATGGACACACAAAATCAAAGATGTTTACAGACTTTAAAAATGTTGGATCTATAGCATCCGGATTCTTGACAGAATCTTTGATTTGATTAAAATCTATTGAAAAGTGTTTGGTGCAACATTTCTCATTGTACCAGCCAAGTTCATGTAATCGCGCTAACAATGCGTATCTACTACCGTTTTTAGATCTGTTGAAACAACACAAGAAATTTTTAAAATTAAGCTCTGGTTTCTGAGTTTGCGCTGCAAGCTCTGACATGTTGTAGGTATGATTGCCATAATTGTATAACCACGCACTAAATCGAAACTCAAATTCTGGGTATGCTATTTTCACTTCGTCGGGGAAAAAATACTCAGAGTAAACTGTGTACCC